CGTCGCGGCCTGCTGCTGCGGCGATAGCTGCATCTGGATGATCTCGTCGAGGTTGTTGCGTGCCTGCTCACGCGAGGTCTGCTGCGCCTTGATGACGGTTCCAAGCGCCGCGATGGCGCCGGAAATCGCGATCATCGGACCCGAGAGGCCCATCAGTCCTCCGGCCATCCCGAAGCCACCGCCGCCGATGCCGCCGATCCTGCCGCCGATCGAGCCTGCGCGAGCGGTGTCGCGCATCATGCCTCGGACGCGCTTCATCTCGGCGGCGAACTGACCGGTCCGCGCCACGACGTCGATGTTCAGTCGACCGACCGAGGTCATGGCCTGGCTCCTCGGATGACCGCGCTCGCGCGCGTCGCCTGGAGGATCGAGCGCGGGGTCCTGCCGATCCTCCTGCCGGAGGTGCGGAGGAGCTCCGCGAGCGCGTGCCTGTACGTCTGGATCATGAGCGGCTCGCCCATCCGCTTCACGATCGGCAGGTATCGTCGACCGGGCACCCAGCGCCCCGCGCCGGACTTGACGGCGGCGCGCACCGCGCTCCGCACCGAGGAGCCGGGACCGCGGTCGAAGCGACCACCGGCGCCGCGCAGGTTCCCGGCTCCGAGCCCGTGACGGATGCCGCCGGTCGCCGTGAAGCCGTCCTCGAAGAAGTGCGCCCTCCATCCGGCGGCGTCGTACTCGCCGTGCTCGGTCTTCCACGCGCCCGGCATCTTGAACCCGAGCGCGCCCCAGCTCACCCCGCCTCCGCCGCCGCCCCGGTAGCTGCGCGTCACGACCATGATCGACTCGTCGAGGTGAGCTCGCGGCTTGCTCGTGCGGTGCCTCGCGTAGAGCGGCACGGCGATCCGCTTGAGGATCGAGAGCGCCGCACGGGTGGCTCGCCGCGCGAAGCGCTGCTGCATCTTCGGAGCGAGCTGCTCCAGCCTCTGCACCAGCGCCGGGTCGGCGTGCATCCTGAGCGTGAGCCCGACCTGACCCTCGGTCCCGAGCTGCCTGACGCCCCTGACGCGCGGGGCGGACCGTTCCGCGCGCGCCTGGGCACGCAGCATCCGTTCCAGCCTCGCGCCCATCTTCATCGGGTTCACAGTCCGAACCTCCGACGGAACTCGGACAGGGTCTCGGGCGGCGGGGGAGGCGCGTCGATCGCGCTCCACTCCGCGAGCTCCTGGAGCGGTAGCCGCTCCAGCTCCTCCACGCTGCGGCAGAGACTCAGCGCGAGCCGGTGCAGCGCCCGGCGCGCGCTCGTCAAGGGCGGCCCGTGGCGAGCTCGCCTACCTTCGCGACGAGGGCGTTCGCGACCTCCGCCGGGACCTGCCGTGCCTCCTCCTCCGTCCGGAGGTGAGGTCGGCCCTCGGAGTCCACGAGGAACCGCACGAGATACCAGAGCATGAGACCCGGCTTCTCGCCGCGCGCCTCCATGTCCAGCATGTCTCCTGCGGTCGGGTGCGCAACCCATAGATCGGTCGTCTCGGAGAGGCGAGAGGGGGGTCGTCGTGGGATCATGTGTCGGAGAACGTCAGGTCGGTCGTCACCTGGATCTGGAGCGAGACCGTGCTCGGCTCGTCGAGCTCCGCGGTGATCTCGAGCGAGGTGATGAAGCCGGAGCCGGCCACGCTGCCGTCCTTGAAGTCGATGACGAACGCGGCGATGGTGCCGGCCTTGTAGTCGGCGAGCATGTCGTCGTGGTTCGCGCCCTGGTAGGTGAGGAGCACGGTCGCGGAGAGCGTCGTCGTGTGCTTCCCCGCGATGAACGTGCGGAAGGCGTCGGCTCCGAGGATCGTGGTGTCGATCTGCGCCTTCTCGCTCGACATCGAGAGCGATCGGACCTGACCGATCGCCTCGGTGTCCCATGTGAAGGTCGCTCCGTTCGCTGACACTGGCATGACGTCTCCTTACAAGTGCCGGTAGTGGATGCGGTAGGTCTGCTCGATCGTGGTTGGAGCCGTCTCCTCGCCGTCGTCGAGTCCGGAGTCGAGCGGCGACTCCCCGTCCAGTCGTACCGACTGGATCGAGAGGGTGCCGGTCTGGAACGAGCCGTCGAAGTAGCCGCGCACCGCGTCGGCGAGGGTCCTCGCGGCGGCGTAGTTGTCCGCGATCGAGGAGACGATCACCTCGGCGTCGTAGAGCCCCGACGGGCCGGACATGACCCGGACCGGGTCGTTCCTCCGCACCTCGAACGTGATCGCCGGGAGCGCCGTGCCCTGGAGCCGCTGCTGGTTGTAGACGCGCGTGGAGACGATCGCGGTGATCGCGCCGGCCGTCGAGAGCAGGGAGCGGCAGCTCGCCTCGATGCTCATGCGACCTCCGTCGCGGTGATGACGAGGACGTCGGACTCCTCGCGCTCGCGCACGACGCCCACGACCTGGAGGGTCCGGTCGCCGTATTCGAGCACCGACGAGGAGGTGAGCCCGTGCTTCGCTGCGCTCGCCGCGCGCACGCGGATCGAGTAGGTCGTGCGGAGCGCCACGCCGTCCGCGTAGGTCGACTCGTTCGCCCCGACCGCCTCGACGCTCGCGGCGATCGTGCCTCCACGCACGAGCGACGTCGACCTGCGCCCGACGGAGTCGACCGTGGCGACCGGAGTCTGGATGACGACTCGGTGACGCAGCATCCCCGCGAGGATCATGGGTCGAGCCTCCCGAGGAACTCGGGCACCGCCCACCTAGCCGCGACCGACTGCACGCCGAAGTCGACCGCGAAGCGCGGCGCCGCCGGGGTCGCGACCGACTCCCTCATGAGGTACGAGCCGGCCGCGAGCTGGAGCACTGCGACGACGACGTCCTGCGGCGGGTTCTGCCATCCGCAGGTGAAGGTCACCGTGACTCGGTCGTAGACGTCCTCGTCGATCGACGGAAGGTCGTCGAGGAACCGGAGGTAGGTCATCGCCTCGGTGGTGTCGAGCAGGTACTTCGATGCCGAGAGCGTCTGCGTCGCGCCGTCCGCGTCCTTGTAGGTCACGCCTCCGACCGAGGCGATCGGCGGGAACGGAAGCATGACGTCCTCGAAGCCGAGGAGCCGGATCGTCCTCGTCTGCTGCGACAGGAGACGCCGCGTCGCTCCCTCCATGAACGCCGTCGCCGCGTCGAGGTAGAGCGACAGGATCGCGTCGTCGTCGGCGAAGTCGACGCGCAGATGGCTCTTGAGCAGCGAGAGGTGGATCGGCATGGGACGAAGCGCCCGGGGCGGAGAGCGGTCGGCTAACTCCGCCCCGGGGCCTCAGGGGGTTGGGGTCAGGTCGCGGCGCACTTCAGGGTCTTGAACGCCTCGTCGAGCGTCCGGACCGCGTCCGATCGCTTGACGACGTACACCGTTACGCTCCAGCTGGAGGCCGACGAGTAGGGGTCGACGAGGATCTCGGTGGCGCCGCGGTCGAAGATCTCGTAATGCTGGAAGTTGCCGTAGACGCCGACCACCGCGTTCGCGGCGATCGAGTCGACGTACTCCGAGATGTAGTAGGGGACTCCGGCGATGGTCCCGGCCGCTCCCTCGCGGAGCGCAGAGCTCGGCCCCGCAGGCTCCCACATGAACTGGCCGGTGGATCCCGCGTCACGAATGAGGCGGATGTCCTCGATGACCTGGTCCGAGGTCAGGATCACGGCGCCCCGGCGGTACTGGGGCGAGAGCGAATGGAGCCACGAGAGGATGTTCCCGGGGTTCGTGATCCCGGTCGAGACCTGTCCGGCGGTGAGGGTGAATCCCGCCGAGAGGCCCTGCACGACGCCTTGTGGCTGACCGCTGTTGGACCCGTCGTAGAAGTGCTCGTCCTGGAGCCTCGCGATCCGGAGCGAGAGCTTGTCCACGAGGTACGACTCGATGTCGATGAGCGAGTCGTCCATGAGCTCGCGGCTCAGCGTGACGGCGGTCGCGTACTTGAACGCGCCGACCTCGACCTGCGTGAAGCTGACGTCGGCGGCGCTGATGCTGCTTGCCTCGGAGACGATCGCCGCGGTGCCGAGCGAGTTCTCGACGTTGATCTTCCGGTCGTCCGGAGTCGAGCGCACGACGCCCAGCTGCCGCATCACCGACGCCTGGTACATCTTCTCGACGATCCTGGCCTCGGTGACCGGCGCGACGGTGAATCCACCGGCGGTCGTGGTGCCGATCGACATGGCGCGGAGCTCGCTCGAGTCGGCGGTCCTCAGGTAGTGGTTAAACGCCTTGCGGTACTCGTCGGACGAGTGGTCCGCGGCGGCACGAGCGGCGGAGGCGATGCGGCCTACCGGGGCCTCTAGGCTCCGAGCCAGGGAGGCGACTCGCTCGCTGGTCGCCTTCATCCGCTGCGTGGCGTCGATCGCGTCGACGTCGGCGAGGAGCTTGTTGAGCTTCTCGTTCTCCTCGCCGGTCAGGGCGCGCTTCTCGGCCTCGACCTGGTTCATCAGCTTCTGCGCCTCGACGATCAGCCGGGCGCGCTCATCTGACATCTTCACTTCATGTCGCTATCTCCGACCGCTCTGACACGGAGCGCGAGCCGACATCGGCTCGTCGTTAGTTCGTTCATCCCACGCAGCGAGCTCCCCGTGGCCGCGTAGGCCGGCTCGCGCACGACGGAGACCTCGACGAGGTCGACGTCGATCAGGGTCCGATGCAGCGCGTCCCCTCGACGCTCCCATCGGTCCTGCTTGGTTCGGAATCCGAAGGACATCTTGCCTTCCAGCACGCCGCCTTCGATGAGCGCCGCGACGTCGTTCCCGTACGTCGTGTCGGGCAGCGTCATCGAGAACCTGAGTCCCCGCGAGTCCTCGGAGAGCTGGAGCGTCTCCGGCGTGCGAGCGAGCGGCCAGCGGTCGTCGTGCCCGTAGTAGGCCCAGACGCGGCCCTCGCGGAGAGACCGCGAGAACGCGCCCGGCTCGATCGTGTCGACGAAGGGCCCCCTCGCCGACGGCAGCAGCACGGAGGGCGAGCGGAAGACCGCCGCGTATCCCGAGAGCACGCGGCCCTCGACGGAGGAGGAGTCGACCTCGCGGAGCTCAAGCTGGCTCATCGGTCGCCTCCTCGTCGGATCCGGCGAGGGTGTTCGCCGGACGCAGCAGCTCGTCGGCGTGTCCGGCGTCGACGCGGGAGAGACCGAGCCGCTCGCGCGCCTCGTTCTGCGTCATGATGCCGACCTCGATCGCTGATCGGAGCGCCGCGACCTGGTCGCCGAACGAGCCCTTCAGCAGGTCTCGCGTGTCCCACACGAGCCGCTCGCCTGGCGCGAGCAGCTTGCGCCGAACCTCCTCGGACCAGCAGGTCGTCCAGTGCGCGAGGCACCCGTCCCAATACGTCCGCGTCAGCTCGACGATCGAGGCGAACGTCGACCGCGAGTGCTCGCTGAGGTAGACGACGGGCACGCCGAACAGCCGCGAGACCTCCTGCACGGAGAACTCGCGCGCGACCTGCCACATCTGGTCCTCCAGCGACTGGTTGATTCGCTCGATCCTCATTCCCTCGCCCAGCACGATCGGGCGCCCGGCGTTCGCCGGGCCGCCGTGCTTGTCGAGGTACGAGTCGACGATCGACTTCTGCGCCGTCGCGGACAGCGATCCCGGATGGACGAAGGCGAGCTTCGGCACTCCGGCGTTCTTGTAGAGCGAGCCTCCGGCCTTCTCCATCGCGCGCATGAGCCCGAGGGCCTCGGCGGCCTTCCGGACGGGAGAGTGCCCCCACAGCCCGTCGGATCCCGGCGCCCGAATGTGGAGCACCTCGTCGGGCAGGAGCTCGCCGAGCTCCGCGTGCTTGTATGTGACCTCGCGGTTCCTCACGACGAGCACGACGTCGCCGGGCAGCAGCGGCACGAGCTCCAGCACCTCGCCTCGGCCGCTGCGCACGATCTGCGCGAAGGCGTTGCCGTGGCGGAGGGCCTGCATCGTCATCGTGCGGCGCAGCTCCATCCCGCTCATGAACCGATTCGGGTCGAGCGCGAGGAGGTCGGCGACCGCGTGGGGCCGCGAGATGATCCCGTTTTCTCCCTCGACGCCGACCGAGAGCGGGAGGCGCCCGATGTCGTTGCCGATCATCGTGATCGCGCGGTACACCGGCACCAGACCCCAGCAGGTCTCCTCGGTGATCCGCTCGCCGCTGGAGGCCGGCTCCTGAAGCAGGAAGTAGTTGGTCGCGTGCGCGGACTGGAGCGCAAAGGCGCGCCGCGCGATGTCCAGCAGACCCACACGACCTCCACGCTCCGACCGCTCAGACCTCTGCCCCAGACTCGTACATCGAGGGAGCCGTGCCTTGCGACAGGCTCCACGAGTGCACCCCCATCATAGCCGCGATCAGGCCGTCGATCAGGGTCCTAGCCTGACCCTTCACCGGCCGGAGGTTCCCTGCGTTGTCGGTCCAGACCGTGGCGTTCGCGCAGCACATGCGAAGGATCGGGTCCCCGCCGTGGCGGAACCGGCGGGAGACCCACAGGTTCTGCCACTCCTGCGAGGCGGGGGCCATCATCTCCATCGACTGCTTGTGGAGGAGCACCGGGAGCCCGTCGGCGACGAGCGTCTCGACGAAGTAGGAGCTCGACCACGGGTCGACGGCGATCTGCTGGACCTGATACCTGCGGCTCAGGGCGAGGAGCTCCTGCCGGATCAGCTCCCACGAGACCTCCCGGCCGGGGTTCATCTCAAGCCTCCCCTCCGACTTCCACCGGCGGAACGGCGCCGCGTAGAGGATCTCGCGCTCCTGCGCGTGCTCGGCGGGATACCAGTACCGCCCGAGGAGGTCGACCTCGCCCGACGGCCGAGGGTGGACGAGGACGAGCGCCGAGAGGTCCTGGCTTTTGCTGAGATCGACTCCGATCCAGACTCGGGCACCCTCCGGGACCACGATCGGGTCCTGCTCGACCTCGTCCCAATGCCGCATGTCCAGCCACCGACCCACGACGTCGACCGCCCGGGCGCAGTGGAACCGGGTGAACTCGACCCTTCCCGGCGGGGTCTGGCTCATCGTCTGCCACTGCGCGGCGAGCACTTCCTGCGAGAGCGAGCTGCCGAGCGAGGGGTTCGCCTTCGCCCAGACAGCCGGGTCGGCGATGTCGTCCCCCTCGTCGATCCCGTAGATCAGCGGGAACCATGTGTCGAGGTCGACGTCGCCCTGGAGGATCTTCTCGCACAGCGCCACCCGCTGCGGATAGACCAAGTTGGGGTTGTTGCCGGGCGTCGTGATCAGGAGCCCCAGCGCCGACTTCCTGCCGACGGTCGCCGTCTCCAGCTTCGCGATGAACTCTCCCCTCCCTTCCGCCACCTCGTCGCCGATCCAGAGCGATGGATCCAGTCCGTCGAGCGACTTCTCTGCGGCGGTCTGCGCGGACATGTCGCCCCACGGCGTCCGGATCGACCTCCAGAGGACGTCGGTCTCGGGAAGGGGACGCGCCATGTCCCTCGCGGTGTTCAGGACGATCTCGGCCTGCTCCTTCTTGTTCGCGATGACGTAGACCTTGCGCCCCGGCTGACGCTTCCCGATGAGCTCCCAGAGGCAGAGCCCGGCGGCGAGGGTCGACTTGCCGTTCTTTCGGGCGACCTGACAGAGCGCCATGCGCGTCCGGGGCAGGTCGCCCTTCATCCATCCGACGCATCCGGCGACGAGCCACTGCTGCCACGGCAGGAGCCGCCACGCCTGACCGGCGGAGTCGCCGACGAGGCGGAGAGACTGGATGAACCCCACCGCGCGGTCCACCACCTCCCAGTCCATCCGCAGGTCTGAGCGCCTCATGTCGCGCTGCCACCGCTCCGCCGCGAGCCGGATCCAGCGGTTCGCGGGGACGGAGCCGCTCAGGATGCCCTCGACATGGGTCTGGACCGCGTGCATGGTTTCCGCCGATGCACAGGGGGTCGTGGACACCCCCACCCCCTCCGAGATCACGGGGGTATGGGGGGTCTGCGCCGCCCGTGGACGTCCAGATGACACCCTCGGCACAGCGCCTGGAGGTTGCTTGCGTCGAGCGCGAGCTGAGGCGAGTCCTCCGGCCGAACCAGGTGGTGGACATGCTCGCTCAGCCTCACGCCGCAGACCTCGCAGAGCGGTCTCTGCGTCCTGATCGACCGACTGATGCGCTTCCATAGGTGCGTCCCGTAGAGCTGCCTCGCCTCACCACGAGGAGGTCTAAGCCACTTCGCTCCGGGGGGCAGAGGACGTCGCCTGATGTACTCGGCCACTCAGCACCTCCACGAGGCGTGGCAAGAGAGCGACCTCCACCACGCAGAGCCACGGCTTCCGGTCGCCGCGGCAGAGCAGCACCGGCAGTCGACCGCGAGCGCTCGCGGTCGCCTCCTCGATCCAAGAGTAGACGCCGATCGCCCGTCGACCCTTCGACTCCAAGTATATCGGTAGGTCCGGCACCACTAGGTCGCCGTCCGAACCGAGCCCTTGGTACTGCTGGGTGCGCCTGGCATCGAGACCGATCGACCGAAGCACCGCCGCTGCCTCAAGCTCCAGCCGTGAGCCCTTGCGCTTGCTGTTCATCCAAGTGTCTCGGTAGGGTGATCATCGGGTGTAGGTTCGGGACCCGGATCGCGAACGGCGAGCCCGGTGCGTCTGCCCGGAAGGCTCGCTGGAGCTCGTCGGTGACCGCCCAACCCGCGAGGGTGACGGCGGTGAGGTCCCGACCGACGAACGCCGCCACATATGCCGTCGATGGACGGAGCATGCTCTCTCGCACGAGGAGGTGGTAGGACTCCACGACCTGAGAGGTCCGCATGAAGCTCGTCTTCGCGTCCACCCGCCACGGCGGGAGGTCGGTGCCTCCGTCTCCCTCCCAGGGTCGCCTCCGCCGCTCCCGCCTCCCCGCCCAGAACCGGTCGGCGCTGCCGGTGAGGTAGACGCAGAGCGCCCACTCGCCAGCGAAGCCGATGAAGTTCTTCTGGTCGAGGAGACTCGGAGTCATGCGGTCGTGCCTGCCGTGGATCTCCGATGAGCCGTTCCAGTTGCCAGCACGGCGAGCCTCGGCTGTCAGGAGGATCCGCACCTCCTGATCGAGGGGGTAGGTGATCGTGGTGACGTCAGGCACTGGCGGCCCCGTTGAGGGTGGCTCGAAGGGCGGCGAGCATCGCCGCCCGGTCTGGTCCGGAGGAGAGCGGCGGCGACGACCCATCAGGGTCGGTCGTCGCTGCCGCGCCTTTCTTTCTCTCTCTCTCTCTCTCTGCATGCGTCCGCATCGGTCCGCATTGCGGTCCGCATTGCGTCCGCATTGCGGACGCATTGCGTCTCGCATCCCACGAGCGCCTCGCGAGCTCGCTCATCCGCTCGGACTTCGGTGCAGAATCTCGGATCATGAGCTCCCACCCCTCCTCGCCGAGCGTCGCCCAGCCCACTTGGGCCATCGACTGGAGCAGACCATCGGGCAGCTCGTGGTCGGACTCGCGGAACCTGGGCCCCAGGCACGGCGAGACGTCCTCCGCCAGACCCCACAGGTAGCAGAGGCACCCAACCACGAGCCGTCGCCCGACGCCGAGCTCCTCCGCGATGCTGCGGACCAGCCAGTGCTCATGCAGTCGGCGATCGATCTTGAGCCAGCTTTGAGCCATCGGTAGCCTCCTTTCGGGTGACCTCGAACCGCCTCGGACCCTCGAATCCGACGCGGCGCCTCCTCCCCTTGTGGTCCTCGAGGAACCGGAGCTTGAGCGTCTCCACGCCGTGCTTGACCTCGACGACGTCTCCCGGCTTGATGGTCAGGACGAGCATCCGCGCCTCCGTAGCTCGATCTCCCCCTCCAGACGTCGGTACACCTTCGCCTCGCCGTACTCCCACGACCGATAGACGGCGGTGAGCTCCTCCTGCATCGCCTCGCAGAGCTCAAGCAGCATCACGAGCTCGGCGTGCGAGCACCCAAGCCGCTGCTCCGCGAGCTGCTTGCAGAACCAGAGGTTGCGGCGGATCTGCCGCCGGGTAGGACGATCCTCGGACATGTGATGCCTCCAAACCGCCGGGGGCCGTGCGTGCGCGTCCCTGCGCTCGGCCTGCACGGCCCCCGGCGGCAGCATGGATCAGAAGGGGATGCCCTCGGCGACCCGGTCGACGGTGCCGCCGGACGGGGTGACCTCGACGAAGTCGACGATGTTCCAGAACTTGCCGGTCCGGTCCTTCACGACCCGGGCGGAGATCCGCCGACCGATGAGCTTTTGGAGCGCCTTGCCGATCTTGTCGTCGAAGCTCGAAGCCCAGCCGTGACCCATGATCGACGCGCCCCACTTGGTGCCGCCGTTCTTGGTCGGCACGGCTCGGACGTCCTCCAGGTTCCCCTCGAAGACGAGCTCCAAGGGGTCCCCGGCGGCGGGTGGCTCGTGCGGTGGGGTTCGAGCCTCCGCCGCCGGGGAGGGAGTAGAGCCGTTCGCACCATGTCCATCCTCGTCCTCGTCGGCAGCGACCCCGAGGATCGAGGCGAGCGAGTACCGCTTGAGGTAGGTGATCGCCGAGCCGAGCCCGTGGAAAGTCGGGTTCGCGAGGGGATACGAGATCGACGAGGCGATCGAGCCCTCCGCATGCTGGAGCGTCGTGGTGATCGTCAGCACGCCGTCGGCGTAGGAGGGAGCCTGGCTCACCCAGATCCCGTGCGCGTTCAGCGCGGGAAGCACCGCGTCGAGGATGGCGCGGAGCGAGGCGTACTTGTACGGCTTCCCTCCCTCGCGCATCCGCGCCTCGGAGTCGAAGGTCACCTTCTTGAAGGAGGCTTGAGCCTTCGCGAGGAGAGCGATCATCGCTTCGCTCCCCTCTGGAACGCCTCCGAATCCAGTGCGAACGCGACCAGCCAGCCGAGCAACAGCAGCCCGACCAGCGACGTCATGACGAGCGCGTACCAGTCCATGCTTGAGGGCTCCATGCTTGCCCCCAAGGTCCGAGAATCCCCGTTCTCGGACCTTGCGGGTCGTGCGGGTTGTACCGACTTTCATCGGTAACGCAACCCCACGCACTTGAGCCCTTTTTCGATTCCACTCGTCGGCGACCCGAAGTGCCGCCGCCTCAGAGCCGGCCCTCCACTGCATTCGGTAGCGCCAGCGTGGCGGTCGATCCCACGGCGCTACCTCCCAAAGGGAGGTCGTCGTGCGCAGGAACACCAAGTACCACCGGGCCCGGTCCATCACGCCAAGATGCACCCTAGACGCGGTGCCGCCAGCGAAAGACGCCGGTAACACCCGTAACTCGTACCCTCGGCGACCGGTCGGCGACCTACCGGCAAGCGCCC